GGCAGTGCGACGACCAGCATCATCATTATCCGGCACCACCCAAACGCGCTTACCCTCAAAGTAATTTGTTAAGTTATCAGGCCAAGACCCTGATCCCATTGGCTTTGTAGTGGCGCAAATTCCAATTGCCGCCAGCGCATCAGCGTCCTTTTCACCTTCGACCAAGACAACATCAGTTGCCGCCAGCAATTCCGGCAAGCGATACGGCACCAACTGCACGCCATCGAGGTTCCATTGCCATCCCTCACCGCGCGGCTGTCGCTGGCGGAAGGTCTTCGGCATGTAACGGCAGACCTGATAGACAAGTTCACCCTCAGCGTTGACGTAATCGTATTTTCCAACGATCAGCCTTGGCGCATTCGGTGCCGGCTTAACCTCGACCTCAGCCAGCTTGCCGCCCTGCTCCTGCTCAAAGTCGTAGAAGTCGCCGGTCTCCAGGTTCACTGACACACTACCATTTGAGCCAAAGCGCATCTCTTGCGCCGTCGACAAACGTGCATTCGGCTCACCGAAGCGCTCTCTCGCTGCTAAAGAAAAATTATTCACGCTCCCTCTGCCTCGATGATCGCTTTGCCGATTTGCGTGACGACTTGCGGGACGACGGCATTTCCGAGGGCTTTAATTCTGTCCACCCTTCTGGGAACCCCATGAGCCACTCGACCCACGTCGGGTTCAGGGAGCCAGCCAGCTTCCCCTTTTCTGCGGGGTTTGTCGCTCCAACGTGATCTCTCAAACTGTTTGTCAGCGGATTTCGGCCACTGGTTTTGATTGCTTCTGGGCTTCTCGCCCCCTTGTAATCGCAAGCTGCTGGCGTCGGCCACAGGTGCGGATGCTTCACTTGGTTGGGGAGAGATAGCTGACCGCCGCTCTTGAGCCGTTTGTCCATCGCCTCCTTGGTTCTGTAAGTTCCTCTGTCCCCGTCCCCTGCGTTTGGCGTTCGCCACATCCTTTTGTTCACTTGTGTTGCAAGATTTGGCATTGTTGTTCCGTTGTTGTATTTTTCCATTCGGGTCTTGAATTTTTCCAAATCCGCTACACTCTCGCTGGTCGTTGGCGTGAGCCACAATCCAGACCCTGTCTCGTCTGTGCGCGGCATCGACGGCGCAAGCTGGAATAACAAATGGGACGGCTTGATACCCGAGGCTTTCCAAGTCAGAAAGGCTGCGTCGGAGGCCCAGCGGTTCGTTAACAAAGCCTCGCACATTCTCCCCAATGACCCATCGAGGCCGTAAGTCTTTAATAAGGGAAGCCATGACCGGCCAGAGGTCACGGTCATCTTCTGCGCCTCGCTGCTCCCCGGCGACACTCCAAGGCTGGCAGGGGAAACCTCCGCAGATGAGATCAATGTCTCCAAGTCCATCTGTGTTGATAGCTCTGACATCATCGTGGATGGGGGTGTCGGGCCAGTGCTTTCTAAGGACTGCTTGGCAGAAACTGTCCTGCTCGCAGAAGGCAACTGTCCGAAAAGGTCCGGCTCGTTCAAGTCCGAGGCTAAACCCTCCGATTCCGCTGAAGAGATCGAGGACGGCAAAGTTTTTTTTTGAGCCATCAAAAAGGAATGTCGTCGTTTAATTCATCGCGACTGACTTGCCGCTGCTCAGTCACGCGGCCAAGCAGGCACTTGCCAAACTCAATCAGCTCATCCTTTGTCAGCACCGCCAGGTCAGACTTGCCCAGGCTGTCAAGGTATTCACCGCCGCAGCAAATGCCTTCCCAGATAAAATTCTCTTCCTCTTTCGTCCAATTCGTCATGCTCCCTCTCCTCTCTTGATGTTTCCGCGAACAAAACCATCTAATTGCGCCCTTCTGCCCTTTAAGGTGTGGGTCTGAACCGAACCCTCTTTCTGCTCTAAAACAGACCCAGCACAAAGCGCGCGCACTCACTCCTCAACTTCTCCCCATCCGCCACAGCTCTCGCACTCGACTATTCGCACTCGCACTTCCATCCAGCCATACCCGCCGACCTCAAACTCCTGCTCAACGCGACCCGTGCCGGCGCAATCAGCACAAGGACGGTGCACACATTGCCCAGAGTGGCGCAGCTGGTTGCAGTCGGGACAGATCATGCGCGCGTCCAAACCTCATAAACGCAGGCGTCGGCGTGCGGCTTGTCCCATATCGAAATTGCAAGGGCGCGATCAGGCGATCCGCCTTTTCCTAAATAATCCTCGCGCCAATCCAAATTTATAAAACGTGTCGGGCGATGCCGTTGCCATTGCGCTCGCCCCTTACCGCACGCCCAAACTCTTTCGGCACAAACAAGTGCCATGCGCTCGACCCCAATTTTAAAAGCGTGGTCAATAAACTCGCGCACCAATTTAAAGGGCGGATTAGTAATTAGCGCAGGCGCTTGAGCTTCGCGCCAATCAAAGAAATCGTGCCCGCTTTCAATGTCGTGCATGATGGGATGGAAACCAGCAAAGCACAGCTCTAAGCTGAGCCGACCATCGCCGCAGCACGGCTCCCATACCGGCTGCGTTTCCCAGTTTAAATTCTTTAATAGCACCTTAATAATACTATGAGGCGTTGGGTAAAAATCGCGCAGGTTTCTCAAGCCAGCACCTCACGCAGCGATTGCTGCTCACAGCCCACCGCTTGCTTGTCCGGCGACAGCAGCTCGTCATGTTCCTCGCAGTGCCATTGCGGCCCTTCAACGGGAGTAGCGTGTTCACAAGTCCGGCAGTTTTTCTCAACGGGCGCACGATCGTGGCAAATACTTCTGAAGTCGCACCATTTACATTCAAAAGCATTAGGGCTTTCGCTTATCCGCGCTGGCAGCTCGTCGACATTCTCCACCATGTCGCGCAGGCGCTCGGCGTAGAACTCGGCCTCATCGCGATCAAGCTCTGTCCGGCACGCATCCCAGTCACGACAACCCGCCGATGCCACTACGCACCAGTGCCGTGTATAACCGCCGTAAAGCATGTAAAGCTGGGCTTGCACCCAGTAGGTGAAATTCCACTGGCGCAAAGTGCTTTTTGTGCCGTCCCTGGCTTTGATCTTGCGGAACTCATTAAGCTTGCGCTCCGCCGTGATCTTGCACTCCCAGACATGCACAGTCTTTTTTGCTGTTGGATGATGATAGACGATGCCATCCATGTGGCCGCGCACATGACCGCCAGCATCAACGACTTCCCATTGCCGCCCAGTTTCAGGGTCGGTGGTCATCAGTTGGATTTCATCAACCATCTGCAAACGCGCGGCCACGACATCCTCGCCGCGATTTCCGTCATCAATTGCCTTCAGGCCACGCGCTTGAATTGGCTCGCCGCCAGTCCAGAGCCAGTTGTAATATTGCTCACGAGCGCAGCGCCCGGCAGATGACATGCCCAGGTGCAACCGCCTGGGCCGTGCTGCTTCGCGCCTCTCTAGCGCTTCATCAGCCGCCACAAGGACGGGGTCGATGTCGGTGATTTCAAACTTCGCCACTTCTCTCTCCAAAAAAAGGGGTGCTACCGCGCAGGCAGCACCCCAGTTATCAACCCCGCCAAGCTGGTGTAGCTTGAGGGGTGGGCGCAGCCGTAGGAGAAGCAACCGCTGGCGCTGGCGCTGCCGCCACGTCAGGCGACGAATAGGTTTTTATTTCGTTGCGTTGCGGGTCGTTTTTTTGAAACCCGACATTGACCGCGACCCGCCGAGCAATCAGCTCGTCAGTGTCACGAATAGCCGGAACACCAAGCGCTACGCCGATTTCGTTGAGCTTGCGTTGTGCAATTTCAACGGCACTAGCGGACGGATGCCAGAGATTTAAATTATCCCAAACGCTGCCCTTGCCCTCGATCTTTACCTGCACAGACAGATAATTGTGACCGGCTCCAGAAAGGCGCATGTCTGCGGCAACAATTTCACCCTGGTAATCACCCGCAGGAATAGGCGCAAAGCTCGTGTCAGATATTGCGTCAGCGTCGACGGTAAAATTTAGCTCAACCATTTTTCTCTCCAGTAATTGCGTTAATTAAGGCGGTCCACTCAAGCGGCAGCTCTTCGGGCATCGAATAGCGTGTTTTGGCTACAAAATTTGGGCGGCTGGCTACGCGCAGAACGCGCTCGCCACTCCCGACAGCTTTGATTTTCTTTTGACCGAATGAACTTGTCGTCTCTTTGGTCGTCATGCGGACATTTGCAAAGCCAACTACGTCAGCAAACTCGGTGTACAAATCACTTGCGCGCTTGTGCAGCTTGATCTCAAAACGATCGAAAGCTTCTGTCGTCGGATCTTCAAACCGTTTGACCTGGCTATGCGCCAGCAGGACGCAGGCCATGCCCTTCTCGCGCCGCAACTGCGTAAGCTTGCCTAGCATGGCTCGATGGTGGCCGAGAGCTGCGACGTAACCCTTGCCGTAGCCTAAGTCTTCGATCGAATTGAGTTTGTTCTCTTCACAAACAGCTTGCCAGGTCAAAGCCTCAAACCAGTCAAGGCTGTCGATCGTCACGGTCGTGTAATCATGCTTTTCGACCAGCAGCTCATCCAGCGCCTTCATCACATCACCAACACTGTTGGCGAGCGGAAAACGATCGACGCCAACAACGTCAGCGCCTTCCTCAGTCGGCACAAAGATGCAGCCCTTGCCAGCACCCGCTGCCAGCGTTGTCTTGCCAACGCCGGGCGGTCCATAAATCAACAATCTCGGTGGCGACAACGATGCGCCAGTCACAACTCTACTCAGTGCCATCTTTCCTCTCCTTTGCTCTCGTCAATAATGTGTGGAATGTTTCTTCCCGCAGCAGATACATGCGCGGAGAACGATCGGCGCGGACGACAACAACGTCGGCGTCATCTTGAGTGAATGCGTCATACAGCAGCTTGAATCCGCCCTTGCGGCGTTTCATTTCGCAACGCAGCCCCTCTATAACCACGTCGCCAGCAAAATCCTCGCCGAGCTGGTGCTTGAAAGCACCTGAAGCGAATACCCGCTTGGCTTCTAAACCGGCAGCTTCCGCAGCTAACACCGCCTCGCGTTCCAATGCGTAGCCGCGCGCCTTGTTGTTTTTTCCGCTCATCGTCGTGCAGCCTCCCAGGCAAGTTGAAAGTCGTCTGGCGTTACGCTGTTTTGCGTTATTTTTTTTATGAGTAATGCGCTGGCTGGCGCCGGTCGCGTCTTGCCAGCTAACCAATAGCTGACTGTCGGTCGAGTGACGCCAAGCAGGTCAGCGACTGCCTGCTGCGTTAAATTTTGTTGATTTATCCATTCTGAGAGAGGCATGTTCAATACGTAAATTTATTTTTCCATACTTACAACGGTAACAATTGGACAATACGTGCAAAACAATGTCATACTATGCACATGGACAGAAAAAACCAGATACGTGTGCTTGCCGCTAAGAACGGAATATCGATTGCTAAGCTGGCTGTCGAAGTTGGTGTAAGGCCACATACGCTCCGGCGTTACACTCGGCATGATGCTGAACCGCGCCTTGAATTATGCGAGAAGGTTGCGGAGTTTTTTGGCGTTAGTGTAGCAGAAGTCCTCGGTTCTGCGCTAGAAAGCCAAGCGGTGATGACAACGGATCAAACAGGCTTTGCAATTGGCATCAGCGAAACAGAGCTGCTCAATATGCCGAGCGACCTGCTTGCAGAGTTGCAGGCTTATCTTCAGAAAGCGCGATTTATTAACTGATTCTTCTCGTGTGTATGTTTAGTACATTTTTTTGTTGACTTGAACATATTTTTTGACGGATATTTATTTCTCTTATCTTAATAGGGAGAGATAAATGTCTAAAATGTTGTTCGAAGGCGCAATTTTTGCCGCCGCACTTGCAACCCTTTATCTAGTTTTAAACCTGACGTGTTTGCTTAACGATACCTGCGCTACGCTTGAAGGGTTCATTCAATGAGCGAGCCAAAACTCCTGACTATTCGCCAGGTTAGCGAATATTTATTTGGTGCGTACAACCGCAGCTTGCGTAATCGCGTTTACAACATTTTGGATGCAAACGAGGTGCAGAAAATACGCGATGGCAAATGCTGGTACGTTACTAAAGATGCCCTCGATCGGCTTATCGGAGTCGAAGAATGATGAAC